TAAAGACAGGAGATGTGTATGATCAGATCATGTCACGCATGGGAACAGCAATTCATGATTCAATTGAAACCAGCTGGAAATCCCACAAGCTGAAGAGTATTCTGGAACAGCTGAGATATCCAGCAGAGGTTGCAGAAAGAGTTGTGGTTAATCCAACCAATGATACTTCTGATCCAGATATTAATCCAGTTTATGTAGAGATCAGATCAGAAAAGGAAATTAATGGATGGACTGTTTCTGGTAAGTTTGATTTTGTAATTCAGGGTAAACTGGAGGATTTTAAATCTACAGGAACTTATAACTATATTTCTGGATCAAACAAATCCAGGTATATTAAACAAGGTTCTTTTTATCGTTGGCTCAATCCAGGGATTATCACTCATGATACTATACGCATTAATTATATCTTTACAGATTGGAATTCACAGAAAGCTCGTACTGACTATTCTTACCCGCAATGCAGGATTATATCAGAAGAGTATCCATTGATGAGTCTGGAAGAAACAGAAATGCTTATTTCTTCCAAGCTGGCTGAGATCGATGCCAATATGAATAAATCTCAGGATGAGTTACCTGCGTGTACACCAGAAGAACTCTGGCAACGAGAAACAGTGTATAAGTACTACAAGAATCCAAACAATCTATCCAGATCAACCAAGAATTTCGATACTTACGAAGAAGCTTTTGATAGACTGACTGCAGATAATTCTGTTGGTATCATATCAAAAGTACCAGGAGAAGTAGTACGATGCAAATATTGTTCTGTTTGTAATCTTTGTAAACAAGCTCAAGAGTATAAAGATTCAGGATTGCTCTTAATCTAAAGGAGGACTATGGATATAAACAACTTGCAGCATTTTCCACCGCTAGAAAGAATTACCAATATTCTAATGAATAAGACCCAGAACAGAAATGGGCATTTCTTTAGAATCTTAATGGCTTACTATTTCTGTAAGGTAGCAGCCACAATGCAAGTTAAGTTGCAAGTTGATGGTATTGGAACCATTCCAGTAAACATGTTTGCTTTTAATCTGGCTGTGAGTGGATCTGGCAAAGGTTATTCTACTGCTATTGTAGAGCAACAGATTCTCAACAGGTTTAAGGAGAATTTCTTAAATCGTACTTTACCGACAATAGCTAAGAATACTCTTAACAGGATTGTACTTAACAGATGTGCTTACGATCCAAACCTGGAAAAGAAAGCAGTTACATCAGGAACACTGGTTCAATATAAAAATCTTGGAGAGTATGTATTTTCATTTAATAGTGCTACTCCAGCAGCAATCCAACAGATAAGACAGAAAATCCAAATGAGTGGTATTGGATCTCTTAATCTGGAGATTGATGAGATTGGATTAAAGCTCAGCGGTAATACAGATTTCTTTCCTGCCTTCCTGGAACTCTTCGATATTGGTCATCTAAAGAATAAGCTTACAAAAAATACAACTGATAATGAAAGGCTGGAAGATTTCAATACGCCTACTCCAGCTAACATGATGGCATTTGGTACTCCTGTGGATATTTTTATTCCAGGTTCCAAGCTGGAAGAACTGTTTCTTAGTCTTATTAAGAATGGTTATGGAAGAAGGTGTTTCTTTGGGTATTCCAGAACAGTTGATAGGCTTATGCCCAAAGATGAGAATGAACTGTATGCAATGCTTACAGATACTTCTTCTGAGAAAGAAATTCATGATCTTTCAATGCAACTTGGAAGACTGGCAGATACACCAAATCATGGTGCAATACTTACAATGAGTAAGGATGTAACCATGAAGGTGCTAAAGTATCGATTAAACTGCCAATCCAGAGCTAAGAAATACAATGAGTATGAGGAGGAAAAGAAAGCAGAACTGGAGCACAGGTATTACAAATCACTTAAGTTGGCAGGTGCTTATGCTTTCGTGGATAATTCCCCTGAGATTACTGAAGCTCATTGGCTAGCTGCTGTAAAACTTGCTGAAGAATCTGGAGAACATTTCCTGAGAATCCTGGTAAGAGAACAGCCTTATGAAGTTCTGGCAAAGTTTATTGTAAGCAGGGCTAAACCAATTACTGAGATTGATATCCAGGAAAGGTTCGGCTTCTTCAAGGGAACCAAGGAGTACAAGAAACATTTACTTCATCAAGCTGCTATATTTGGCTATACTAATAACCTCATTATTAAAAAAGAATTGATTGATGGTTTTGAATTCTATTCTGGTGAGACGCTTGAAGAAAGCTCACCAGATAAATCAATACTCTCCTACAGCGGAGACATTACAGAAGGATACATTCCTGTATGTGGAAGATTCGAAAGCGTGGCTCAACTTACACAGCTCAAAGGATTCCACTATACAGCTCATCAGTTTAATGGAGGCTATAGATCCTCGGCTAATGTAAAACCTGGATTTAATCTAGTTATTCTGGATATGGATAATGGATTAGCCTTATCAACTGCACAGTTAATATTAAAAGATTACCAAGCCATATTTGCTACAACAAAGAGACATACCCCAGAAAATAATAGATTTAGAATAATCCTTCCGCTTAGTCATGTTCTTCGATTGGATTCAGTTACTTATTCCAGGTTTATGGAAAACGTGTTTAATTGGCTTCCAATCCAAGTAGACACTGCTACAAAAGATATTGCTCGTAAATGGGAAACCAATCCAGGACATGTAGTTGTACAGAAAGGTAAATTATTAAATGCTTTACAATTTATTCCGCACACTAAGAAGGAAGAAGAACATCTGGCAAAGATTAATGAATTCTCTGATCTACAGTCACTTGAAAAGTGGTTTATGATTAATACCGATAACGGTAATAGAAATAACCAGCTAATGAAGTATGCATTTGTTTTGTTGGATCATAAGTTGGATCTTCATACAATTCGCAGTAAAGTACATACTTTAAATAAAAGATTTGATCTGCCACTTGCTGAAGAAGAGATTAATAATACCATTATGGTAACTATAGCTAACCGTTTAAAAGGAGCAAAATGACTGAGTTTAAAAATGAATTAGTATTAATCAGCGGTAAGAGTTCTACTGGTAAATCCAGTTCTTTGCGGGATCTGGTAAACCCAGAGGGTGTAATTTACATTAACTGCGAAGGTAAAAGATTACCATTCGTAAGTAAGTTTAAAGAGATAAGAATTAATCACCCTAATACCCTGTACAAAATCCTGCAAGAAAGCGCTGATCATGCAAGTTTTCATACGATTGTGATTGATAGTCTCACATTCCTGATGGATATGTATGAGAGTTTGGTGGTTCTGAAATCATCAAATACTCAGAAAGCCTGGGGAGAATACAATCAGTATTTCAAGAATCTCATGTATCAGTATGTTTACCCATCCAAGAAAGATGTCATATTCCTCGCTCATACAGGAGATGACTACAATCAAGCACAAGCTATTGTAGAAACCTCCGTAAAGATTAAAGGTAGTTTAAAAGATAGAGGAATTGAGTCTTTCTTTACCTCTGTTGTAAGCACAAAGAAAGTCTCCCTCCGGGAGTTGGAAGAGTATGGATCACCTCTACTTAATATAACCAATATGGATCAAAGGCTTGGTTATAAGTATGTGATCCAAACCATGCCCACTAAAGATACTTGTGGGGAACGTATCCGTAATCCAATGGATATGTGGTCTTTTGAAGAAACCTTTATCGATAACAGTGCTCAAGCTGTTATGGATAGAATTAAAAAATATTATAAAGGAGTTTAACTGTGGAACTTGCTAATTTAAAACGTGACAAATCAATCTCAAAATCCCAACCAATGATCAGTGGGCTTATGGCTTCCGATCTTTACACAATGGCAGTTGACACTGCTTACCTGGAAAAGTCCTCGGGTGGAGCATTGTGTGTAAAGATTTCCTTTGTGGATCGGATTGGACACAAGCTGAACATTACCGAGTATGTTACTTCTGGGGATGCCAAAGGGAATAAGAATTACTTTGAGAAGAACGGAAAGAAATTCTATCTTCCTGGGTTTGATATTATTAATAATATCTGTTTGCTTGCTGCAGGCAGAGAACTTGGTGATATCATTGCAACCAAGAAAACCATGAATATCCAGGCTTGGGATTGGAAAACCAGATCTATGCAAACTGCCCCCAAAGAGGTACTTTCAGATCTGATCGGAAAAGAAATAATGCTTGGCGTTGTACAGCGCAAAGTAAACAAGCAGAGGAAAACAGCTGAAGGTAAATATGTTCCTACTGCTGAGATACGCAATGAAAACGCTGTAAGTGCAGTATTCCGTGCATCTGATGGAAGTCTTCTGGAAGAAATTGAAGCTAAGACTGCTCCTTTGTACAAGGATCAGTGGTTGGCTACTTTCAAGGATAAAATCATTGATAAGACTGTTCCGGTTGAGGAAGAATCCGCTGCAACTGCGGGAGTATCCTTCAATGAAACTGTAGATGCAGAAGCAGTTAAAGCAATGTTTCCGTGATGAAGAGCTTCATCGGGGTAGACCCTGGCAAGAAAGGAGCTTACTGCCTGTTAATTCCTGAAAAGAAGGAGATATCTTTTATTGATGGTTCAGTAAACCAGAAAGATATCTTCTATTCCCTGCAGAAAATCCAGAAAAATACCAGCATTCAATCAGTATGCGTAGAGGATGTTCATAGCCTTTATGGAATGAGTGCTGGTTCAAATTTCGTATTTGGAAGAAATGTTGAAATTCCAAATACAATATTAACTATACTGGATATCCCCTTTCATCTGGTGCAGCCTAAGGTATGGCAGAAGTATATTGGCATTATTGAAAAGGGAAAAGATATCAAGCCTGCAGTTTTGCAGAAGTGTATGGAATTTTATCCAGATTCAGTAAGCTTACTCCACGGTAAGCGTGGAGGATTGCTAGATGGTAGAAGTGATTCCTTAATGATTGCCCATTATGCATTTAAACATTCTATAACAGGATTAAATGAAAGTTAAAGTAGAACAAAACGATCTCATACGTGCTTTAAAGGGCTATGTTGAACACCTTGGTATTTCACTTGCCAATAAGGAGGTATCAGTTGAATTTAAAGCAGGTAGAACCAGCCGTACAACTGGCAAAAAGAATCCCAGCTATGCTGTTATTGAGATCATCGAAACTAAAGACAGTTTTGCTGGGCTTGAACCTCAAGAACCCGATGCTGTACATTCAGGTCTTGGTTATGTTGTACCCTCTGTTGGAAACATCACAGAAGAAGATCTTTCAGACTCGTCTTATACAGAGTTTGATGATGACTATGAGGGGGAAAGACAAAACACAGGAGTAGGAGATTCTGCTGAAAATCCTGTGGTTATTGATTTGGGTTCGGAAGAAGAAGGAGAAACAATCGATTTCAATAAATTATTCCCATGAAAATACTTGAAGCAGCAGCTACTACAATATCAGTAATAATATTACTGATAATAGGTGCTGGTGTAACAGTATTTTTGTACGCTATGGGAGGAATTATTGGATTGTTGGGTACTTTCTTTATAACCGGATTAGTGTCGTATATTCTAATCCGGTTAGTTTTAATGGAGATATGTGATTAGAATCCAATCTCAACATGAGTAATTGGAACTGAAGCACCGTATCCAAACAAGTACCCAATCAACTTAATCCTATTAATGATTCCAGCTAATAAAGTAGAATCAGAAATAGTTGGTACATCAACACCAGAAAGAGAACGAAGCATTAAGAAAGAAAGAGTTGAAGCAGGTCTTTCAGTAACAGTTTTATAAACCACCTTTTGGATTCTAAACAAGAATTTAGTAAACATCATGAATCCAATATCGTTCATGTACTGCATCTCAGGGGATGTAGGAGTATCATAATTAACAAAGGTTTCTACTACTTCGTTAAGAATATCCTGCATCCTTTCTTTATACCTTGCATCAACAGGCTTAAGGTTCTCTCTTTCAACCTCACTTATACGATGCTTCCACAAAGCATACCTGCCAATAAAATCTCCATACTGAGTCATTTTGTAAAGGAACTGATAGAGAGCTGTATCCCTGGATATCCAGGCGTACTTAGCTGCTTTCAACATTGGTACAGGAAGCTTCTGTGCTATCTTCTGATCTACAAAGTTGGCTATTTTGGAACCAGTGTTGTAGATATTGGAATCTACCTCAATATCTTCAATAATACTCTGGAACATTCCCTCCTCAAGCAATGAAGCTACTGGATTAGTATCCATTCTTTTCTGAAGTTCAGCTATTTCATTTTTAAGCTTATTCCTCTGAGAAGTAGTTCCTTTGAAAGTAGCTATCTGCCTTTCAAGCATTCCTTGTTTCTCCCAATCTTTGTAATAACTATCAAGAGCTGAGTAAGCTTCTCTCTGGTATTTTACAATATCAGATGGGGGTACTCCTTTAATGTAAAGCAATACAAAGTTACTTGCTAAGTTTCCTAAGAGAACATTAACTGATTTAACTACAATAAGATCTTTTATTATTTTAACAAAATCCTGAATAATATTCTCTGCTGCTCTTAAAGGAACATTCCCTTTGTAATGGATCTTTGGGAAGTTCTTAAGCAGAAGATTATTCATATTAAGCAGAAAATTATTAGTAATCTGCCCTATTTCAACTCCAAACACTTTAGCATTTACAATTGATGCTTTACGGTAGCCAAACATTAAATCTAACAGCTCAGCTCTTACATGCATCTTCTTTTCACCCCAAACTTGCTTCATGTATTCTTTGGTGGCTTTAGGAAGTAACTTATAAATCTCTTTGTATTGATCACCATCTGCAGTATCAGCAGAAATCGTAATGAATTCATGATCCCCTGTGTAATGCTGATCATAGTCTTCTTTAGCAAGATCAATCATCTCTTCATTGATAGAGCGGCTTGCTGATTTATCAACAATGGAACTGTTTGTCATACCGAGAGTCTTTTCAATTCTCTCATCCTGCTCAAGGATATCCCTACGTACCTTATAAGATAATACAAACCTGAAGTCCACTATATTACCTTTATTGTTAACCAGGGGAAGAGCATATTTCTCTTTTACATTACGTAGATCTCCTACAACAGGAGGATTCTTCCAGTAATTTTTATTAAGATCTCTCATTAAATCCATCTCATCACTGAGAGAGGAAGAATGAGGATTATAACCAGCACTGTAGTAAATATCCTGCAATGTGGTTCCCATATTGGATTCGGAAGTAATGGAAGCAATGGTTCTAATACGCTCACGTAAGGTAGCATCCCTGGTAACAAATAAATAAACCTTGCTTGTTGAAGGAATAGTACCAAGAGTTTTTAAAGGCTTATCAGATAAAAGAGTATATCCCTCTTTCTCAAGCTGCTCTTTCTCATCCAGAGAACCAATCTTAATATGAACTCTGGGATTGGTTATCTTAGCAGTGTACCCTTTCTGCATTAAAGCTTCATTGTTTTCAAAAAGTTTCTTCTTGGATTCTTCATTAAGCCAACGATGAATATACACAGATTCTGTAATACCATTCTTTTTAGAATCGGCAGCATATTCAGCATTAATAAGTTCAATCATTTTAAGCTTATCAGTATTCTTTGAATATTTTAAAGCATACAGGGAAGCTAATTGATCAATGGTTTGGATAGTTCTTAAGCTTACTTTATCTGTTGAAAAGCTAGTACCAAATCTCCTAGCAATATTATTTGCATTAAGATTTAATCCACTTACAACAACTTCTCCAGTAACCATAAAGTAACCCAACCCATTAGCCTGGGAATTGTAATAATCTACCAGCTGTGATTTGGTTATGGATTTGAGATAAGCAACTCTCTTATCAATTTCCTTGTCAATCTCTACTTCACTACCAAGCATAGCAATCAATTCATCTTTGCTATACTTATCAAAGATAGCTTGAAGATCTGTATCACATACAATTCTGTGTAATACCTTTCTATTCTCTTCCGAACCTTTCAGAACAGATGAAAGCATATTATCCATTACATATTGTTCTGTAATGTATGCTTCATGCTTTCTTGCTTGGTCAATAACCTTCTTGGCTTTTCGATGCAAGGTATGCCATTTCTCATCTACTTTTCTTTCTCCTGTAACAATCTCTCTGGCAAGCTTCATCCAAAAGCTGGTTTCTACTAAGCCAATCCTTCTACGGAATTGATGGAAGAGAGCTATCATTTCTTCTCTCTGAGCCAATCTGAATAACCCAATAGGCATCCCCAGTACAGCAACCAGTTTATTACCTCTCTCAGCTCCATGCTTGTAATAGAATGCTTCAAGAGGTTTGAATACCCATTTCTTGATCTTGGATACTGCAAGAGCATCCAGATCTTTCTCGTGGAAATGTGTCTGTACCCAGCTGGCTTTTACATCTTTGGTTTGCTGGATTTTACTGATAAGAGTGAAAAGAGCTTCATCTGCTCCTTTACCCTGAATCTTATAAAATCTATTACTGATATAATCCAATAAAGCATTCCAGTAATAAGTAAGCTTTTCAAAGATATTCTTAGATTTATCCTCTGATTTTCTTACAGAGATCTTCTGTAATGCTTTAATAAATGCTTCGTTGGTTAATCCATAAGCAACAAACTCATACAGGCCATTCCCTGTAGAGTTAAAGATATAATCCCATATCTCCTGTGCTTCTTTCTTGGCTTCTTCTTGAAGTGCAGCATCTATTGCTGGATCACCTGTGGGTTGGATAGGAATAATCAAATCCTCAGGTTTAATTTTACTCTTAGCCAAGTCATACAGTTTTACTACCTGGCGTTTAATACTGAAGTTCTTATCCAGCAAAGTATGTGCAACAGTGTGTACAAGCTCATGAACATATACTTCCTGAGCTGATTTACCTGTTACACTAGGGAAAGCAGGATTAGTTGGAGCAGTAGAAATAAAGATATCCTTATCATTAACAGTAATACCTGCATTTCTGTTACCTTCAGCAAAGGATACGGTTACTTCATTATGTGGGCGAAGTATTTTATTTACAATCCCATTCAGAACAGAGAGTAATCTACTCCTGTGCTCTGTATTCTCCTGTTTATTACCGAGCTTGTGGAGATCTTCAAATATCTCAAATAAGCTTATTGGATTAATATCATTAATAATACTATTACTAAAGTCAGCATCAAGCGTAGCAGAAGCTTCTGAACCAAGAGTATCCTTTTCTTTCTCCAGGCTCTTAGTTACTTCATCAATTAGCTTAGCAGCTTCCTGTTGTTCAGTAACTTCTGTTTTGGTTTCGGGAGCAGCAGCATTTAGCAGCATCACTCCACCAGGGATAGGATATTGATCTATACCAGTGATAGCTTCCAACATTTGCTGTCTGGCAGATACGCTACTTATCTGAACATTCCGAATTTGAGCAAGAAGAATTTCTACAATACTTCCCTCTTCATCGGGATCAACTTTATTATGAGTAAGAAATGGTTTATTGTTTTTAAGCTGTGTATTTAATACATCCAAGCGAGAAACAGAGCCTTCTAAGGGTTGCTTTTCATCTCTTTTTTTAATCCAACGAATGATATCATTTAATCTGTTATTAATAACAGATAATCCATGATGTTCTGTATTAACCTTCAGAAAAGCAGCATTATGTAAATTACCTCTGGTTTCAATATCCATGAAAGAACCAACAGAAGCATCATGAATATTCAGAATATGCTGAGAGAACATTACCAGCAGCTGTACAACAACATCCTTATTATGGATATCAAACAGAGTTGCTTTACCTCCTGGCTCAGTAAAAACCATACCAGTAGGAGTACTTACAGTAGATTTACTGTTACCTACTTTCTGATTATATACTTGCTGTTGTCTATCTGTTTCATAATTAGCTGTTCTAGTAGTATCCAGAACAGATATCCAGGTAGATTTATCTTTTGAAAAGTAACCTCTGAATGATGGATGGATTGCTTCCAGTGAAGCAAGTATTTCATACTTCTCTTCTGAGCTAAGATCTCTTTCAATCTCAGTTTCTTCAAAAATCTTCTGTTTTAATTTACTTTCTTCTTCTTTATAGATCAGATTAAAAGCTTCAAACATCAGAGAAGTAGCTCTATCCATTGCAAGCTTGTAGGTATCTAATCCACCAAATAAAGAATTCATTGAACCAGTAATAGCTTCTCCATATGTACCATTTATTACTGTCTTTAATCTTTTTGACGCATATTGCTTGTATTCCTTTTTATCATAAACATCTTCAATTTGAAATTTTAGAGCATTATTACGATCTATTTTAAATTTAAACTTACTGCCTGGTTTACTCATTAAAACAGTAATAGCATTTTCTATTTCAGCTATACGCTCTGGAGTTACATTATTTCCTACATGGCATTCAGCTACAGCATCTTTAATATTATCAAGTATTGCATTATAAATTGCTGTTTGAATACTTTTTACTCCAGCACCAAAGTTCTTGGGAATTACTCCTTCCTTGACAAACTTTCTACCGAAAGAGGTAACTTTAGTAATGTTACCTTCTGCATCCCGTTCAGCGAAGTCATTAATAAATAAACTAAGAGCAGCCAGGTAAGGCTTAGCTTCAACCTCTGTTTCAGCATTAAGCTTAACAGAAGTTAATTCAGATAAAGATTCTGCTGCTTTCTTGGCTACCATTTCATAGATATCCAAGCTCTCAGGGTTATCATACCATTCTGCAAAGGATCTCTGTCCTCCTGTAAGAACTCCACAAGCATTCAGCAGACTTATGACACTCTCATCAAATATCCCATTCTCATTAATTGCTGCCTGCATAATACTGAAGGCAATACCGTTTGTTTTACCATCAATCTCTACAGTAAGATCAGTAGTAAATGGTTTATCCGTAAGAGTTAAGGAAGTATCTCCTTCTTTTACTTCATTAACTGCTTTAGTTAATTCAATTAATCCTTTGAGAGATGCATAACCTTCGCCATATTTCTCAACTGCTTCAAGAATGATCTTTTGATCTACTTCTTTGTTTCCTTTCTGAAGCTGCTGTAAAACACGGATAGTCTCTACCAGCATTGGATTCTTAAACTCTTCCTCTACCTTTGCAATGATAGTTTCTATATCTTTTATCTTGGATATTTTGATATCAAGAGCTTGTCCAATGCCAACCAGGAACTTTCTCTTCATTTCAGGATCAGAGAAGTCTACATTAACAATCCATGCTTTATCAGATAAAACCATACGGTGCATCTTGTGGTGGAGCATATTGACTGTATTGGATTTTAATCCAATCCTTCCAGATTTCCACTGTTCAGATGTAAAGAATAAATCCTGATCTGGGTTCTCTTTTAGAGATTCCAGCAGATCCATCAGATCTCTGTATTGCTTATGCAGAATATTGTTCTTACTCTTTATTGCCTTAGCTTTATCAACATGCTTGTTTGTTGGATCAGCAAATCCTCCAATAGCTAGAATAATATCCAAATCAATTGAAGGAAATACCTGCCCAGCAGAAGTGTTAGTAGTCCAAGCTCTGCTTTCATGTTTGGAAAGAATATCATTCACTTCATCAGAAACAAACTGAGTGGAGTTCTTAACTTTTCTTCTCTTTGGTTTCTGTGGTTTCTCAAACGATACACCTTCAGTTGTCTTTTCCAGAGAAAAGATTTCACGAAGAGCAGTACCTCCAAGACTTACAACTTTTTCAATCTTGGCTATAGAATCAATAAGAATATTAACTGTACCACCTTCAAAGAGTTTTACCTCCTGTGTAGCAGCCTTGATAAACTTTACGTTTACATCATTTGTAGCATTAATATATTTAGCGATATTAATTGTTTTCTCTTCGAAGTAACCAGTTTTAAGCATTGCAGTAGTAGCAAGCTGCCCTAAAGCAATCTTAAGCTTAGGAACCATATGAGCAAACTTCTTGTCTACTAGAGATAGTTCAAGCATCTTATAGATCTTATTACCTATCTCATCCTGTACTGCACGAAGAGTTACTCCTGCTTCTGCCAGCTCCTCATAAGCACCTTTAGGCATCTCATCCAATTCAGAAATACCAAGGATCTGCTTTACTACCTCAGGAGTATTAGCAATTGTACTACCACCTCTGGTTCCCATCCACTCAAGCATTACAACAGAGATTATAGCAACCATTTGTGGGTGAATTCTTCGGTATTGCTTACCGTCTTTTCCAGTTTCAGTTTGCAGAAAAAGATTAGTTAAATCCCAGCTTGCTCTATCAACTAAACTACCTTCTGTATTGCCTGCGCTGGGGCTGTAAATATCTGTTATAAAAATATCCTTATCAGTATTTCCGTGCAGAATACATTTCTCACTGCCATACCAAACCATTAAAGCTTTATAAGCAGTATCCAACCACTTAAACAGTTCAGGGTTCTTATTCAATAAAGCTTTCTGTTCATCATTAAGAATACTCTTTACATTCTCAGTAAAAGAATTAGAGGTATAAGGCAGTATTTGAAAGATGCTTTTTACAGCTTTCTTCTTGAATTTTACAATTTGAGAAAGCTTTGTAGGAATAGCTTTTCTCATTTTATCAGTAATACGTTTAGGCTGTTCCTTTACTTTGGGAGCTTTAGTGTTATCCAGTAAAGCTTCTTTCAAAGTAATAACAGTATCCTCTACCTCTGTTTCAGGAGTCTCTTCTTCAACAGCTTCTTCTACAGAAGAAGATATTTCTTCTTCGGGAGCAGTTTCTGCTGTTGGCTCAGGAGAAGTAGTAATGCCCAATGCTTCTGCTAGATCGGTTTTCAAATCCACTGAAGCAAGATTAAGGATAATAATATTGGATTCTGTTTTATCATCCTTTTTCTTACCTACCTTAGCTATTTTATCATATCTACCTTTGCTGTCATTACTCTCTTCAAACAAGAACTTTATTCCCTTAACAGGCAGACTAGTAGCAAATGCTTTAGCTGCTTCTACAACCTTCAGTTGCTCAGCAGTCAGTTCAGCAGGAACTTTCTCATCAAATGAAACATAAAACTTTTGTTCAGCAGATCGAGTTTCCTTGTTTGGATGAGCAGTATTTTCCTTAAAGATATCGAATCCATCTCTCTGAGATGCAGCAGGTTTATTTTCTACTGGCTTTTCAGTAGCAGTTTCTTGGGCTTTTTGAGCCAATAAAAGCACAGCTATTCTATCAGGATTGGTGTTACTCCAGTTAACCTTTTGATACCCCTTAAGGGCAAAGATTGTTTTATTTCGTGTAACAAAATAGTTTTTATCTTTGTAGCGTACTAATGAAGCAAATAAATTAACAGATTCAACATTATCGGGGTGTACACTGATATTGCTTTCTTTTATGGGAGAGTAAATTTGAATAGTACGCTCATCAACAAATGAAGTAACAATGTACATTTCATTTTCATATTTTACATACTGCCCTAATTTTAATCCAAAACCTTCGGTTACTTTGATTGGGTTATCTGCATTAATATTTGCTATTTTAGCAGTATCCCAGGGAAGAACAAAGTATGCTTGTGTATGAGCAATAAGCTTACCAAGACTTAATAAATCTAAGTTATCTGGTAATTCAGAAACAATTAAATTTTCCTTTGAAATAAGATCTTTAAGAATATTTCTTATCTTTTCAACTATCTCACTAAGAATTTTCTCTAAGCTACTACCAAAAGTTCTCTTCTGTTCTTGATAAATATACCGCCCCAGGAAAGTCACAATAGCTTCTTCATAGTAAAAATCTTCTCCAAGAGATGCTGAAGCAGGATATCTTTTTTTAATTCTTGCTAAAAGGGTTTTTCCTTCTGGATCGCTTTGAATCTCTGCTACAAGCTTTGAGTAAAGTTTACTGCCTTCATTTTCCTCTTCCAATCGCAAAGCTCGAATAAGAGGGTGCAATACTATTTCATGGTAAGGAGCACCTGCTTCTGCTGGATAAGCCAGATTAATTGTAATAGTATTTCCAAAGTTTGAAATAAAAGAATCTCCTCCAATAACATTTGGAGATTTATCATAGAAAAATTTTATTTCATTAGTAAGTATTCTTTTGCCGAGAGCAATGCAAAGAGCAATAATAGCATTCTCTTTTTTAGAAAGTTCTTCAGGAACATTCTCATCAAATAAAACTGTTGGTTCATTATTTTTTGGATTTGTTATATTTCTTGGATCTTTATTGTTTATTTTGATTTTGGGCCTTTTGCTGGGAGTTTCTTGGGTTTTCTGAGCCAATGAAAGCACAGCTATTCTTACAGGATCTGAAGCTCCTTTATGTACTTCTCTATTGCTTTTTAAGGAAATTATTGCACCCAGATCTGTAACCAAATAATCTGTATCTTTATAAGTTACTTTCTTGGCAATATGTTTAATAGCAAAAAGATTTGAGGGTTTAACAGAAAGCTTCTTATTATTATTTTCCTCCAGGGGAGAATAAATCTGTATGAGTCCATTATCCAAAAATTTGGTAATAATATAATATTTCTTATTATATTTTACAAATCTCCCCACTTCGAATTGTTGAGAAGCTTCTGAACGAACAGCTTCTCCTTCTGGTCTTGTAGAGACTGCATCAAAAGAAGTATTTGAATCGAATACAAAAACACCTTTAGAGAAAGCAAGTACTGTAGCTAAATCTCTGATGGTTATATCGGGAGAAAGAGATGATACTTCAATCTTATCCTGCTTTAATAAATTAAATATATAATCAGTAATAAAATTATATAGTTTCTTTATTTCATCAATCAAACGATTAAGAGCAGAGGAGTCTCCTTTAAATACTTTATGTAATTTATCAATCTTCTGGGCTGTATATAAGCCAAGCAAACGAACAATAGCTTCTTCTTTCTGGAATTCTAAACCATACTCAATTACAGTATTGTGGTTTTCAATTACATGCTGAAGGATCTGTTTTCCTACAGGCGTATCCAACTCTTTCAATAGACTGTCATATAAAGGATGCTGTGTGTTCTTTAAATACCGAACGATAGGATGAGCCAGTATTTCATGTACCGGAGTATCCAATCTAGCCCGATTAAGGTTGATAACCACAGAAGTCCCATCAGGAGACATTTGAACAGATCCCGATGCTGGAGTATTCTCCTCTGTAAAAGTAATATTCTTAAGTTTTATTTTCTTAGCAAGATAATTAGCTAATACTTTAATAGTGTTTTTATTGCTTGCAATTTCTTCTGCTGAGATTGGTTCATCAGAGAAAATTTCTTTAAGCACGTTTTTATCGATATCAAACTCAGCTTTTTCTTCTTCCAGAATTTCCTGCTCTTCAAGAATGGATTTTTCATCGTTTAACGGGCCTACAGACGTTTTTTCTGGCTCGCCCATACCCGAGGTATCCCCCTCTTCTCGGGAAGACGATAAGGGTGTCTCATTCGACGCAGGAACGGTATTCTCAATTTGAGTACTTTCTGTTGATACAGTTCCTGATTTTCTATTTGAAAGTATTTCTTTAGCTAACCTGATCTCAGTTTCAATAGCTCCAATTAATCTAAAGTGCTTAGGAGGTATTCCTTTAAGTTTGTTTTGTTGGTGTTTTATAAAATTTATTAAAGAAGTATTAGATCTTTCATTTAAAGAAGTAGTAAGTTCAGAGTGGATTTCTGAAATCCGATCAACAGAATCAAGAAGACCCCTTCCTTTTTGTTTAATAGGTGCTTCAGCAAAAGCTTCAATAATGCCGGGAGTCTCTTGGATTACTTCATCAAGCTCTTTTTGTAATGTTGCTCTTTCAGTTTTTAATTCTTCAGCCTTTTTTAATCCTTCTTGTTTTCTTTGTTGCATAGTCTTTAATCCACCTGCACCAAATCTGGGATCAAGAGCTTGCCCAATTAAATCATTTAAATAAGCGATCTGCATTTTGTACCATCTGTACATAGCAATAGCAGCTTTCTTCTCTTCAGCAGATAAACTACTAATAGGTACAGGTTCTTTTTTGGTTTCAGATTTTTCTGTTGGTTTAACTTCAGCTTTTTCTTCTACTTGTGGAGTTGTATCTTCAGGTTTACCTTCAGCTGCTTTAGTATAAGTACGTTTATCTCCTTTACGAATTTTAGAATACATTTCTTCAGGGGTTTTTCCGTACTTTTTAAATATCATTTTATCATACTTATCCCTTGCTTCAATAAGAGCTTTAGGAGTTTTGCTTGGATCGTACACAGCAAAGGCATCTACATCAGGAATAAACTGCTCTTCAAACTTGGTTTCATAAATGTTTATGAAATGCTCCATGAGTTGGCGTATACGTTCAGCTTCTTCATCCACTCTAGCTATGGTTTTAGGGGAGAATACTAATCTCCTATCCAAGTCAGGCTTAGAAGAATGCCAGTAATACCAAGCCATCAAATCATTTGTCAGTTTATGGAAAGCGCTTTCAGGAGCGTTCTGCCTTTGCAGAACATCCATCTCTTTCTTGTAGGTGGTAGTACCTCTAGAAAATTTATCTTTACCACCTCCGAATTCTACCTGGGAACCAACCTCTTCGATAGTATTGGCTTTGATGTAGGAATTAATAAGATTCTTTGTTTTATCATCTGTAACAGAAGATGTGTGTTTAGCCAGTTGGGTAAGCTTATCTACATTAAGTTTATCTCCTCTAACGATAGCAGTAGATACTTCTTCGATATCAGCTGGTTTTATGGATTGTGGATCTGAACCAAGAATAGAATCTATCTTGGTTTCAGTTTCTGCTGAAGTCTTCTGTACAGCTTTTTCAGTAATCCCAAGGAATGCATCTGATTTACGTTTTAGTTCTTCCTTATAGCTATTAAGAGATTTAGTTAAAGCTATCTTCTTGCCTTTGGATGGTTCATTCTCAACCTGCTGCTCAAAGCTTTGGATAGCAGATTCCATTTCCTGAAGTAGCTTGGAAGATTCTTCAGGAGTAGTTTTACGATTAAGCTTTTCTTTTATACCCAGAATAACTGTTTCAGGATTGTTCTCTGCTTTACCCCGTTCAATACGTTTATCAGCAGATTCTATCACTTTATTTAAGCCGGGTATCTTCTCTGCTACCTGCTTTGTTTTAGACGCTAAAGATGTAATGTTAACATTACTGATATCTTGCAGTACTTTGAGGGTATCAGGTTCTATTACTTCTTTTAATCCAGCCTGATCCAACACACGAAGTACATTAGCTGCATCTTTGGGAGTAGTTTCTCCAGGGTTATTTAGAATATGAGCTATTGCTGGTTTAAGTTTTTCTACAACTTTATCCAGCGGTACTCCTTTTGCTTGTTCAGGGGATAAAGCATTTATTACATCGAATCCATCAACAAACTTATTAATGGTTTGTACTGCTGCAATATCTCCCTTAATATTCTTTACTCCTTTACCTGCAGTAGTCTGCATGAATGGATCAAGGATAGAATCCAACTTGGAACCAATCTCGTAACCTTTGTTTGCTTCTGCGGGTGCATTAGCTATACGTACTGCCCCTGTAGGAGCAGACATAATACCGCCTGTAGCAGCACCTATCTGTCCTTCCAGCATAACTTGTTTTGGATCTATCTTTGATAAATCCTGTTTTATAGCATACTGGTCTGCAGCAGACTGGAAGGCTTCAGTACTTCCTTCCACTACTAGAGCATCTGTTACTACTCCTACTGGTTTTAATAAAGCTTGTGCTGTCTTTGCAAAAGTAGCAGAAGGTAATTTTAATCCAGCTTTAGAAGCAATTGTTGCTAAAGATTTTAAAGCTCCAGAACCACCTTTGATTGCTTGAGCACCAAGCATATCAGCAGCTGCACTTAATACAGATACTGATGCTATAACAGCTTGTTCCTGTCTGCTAGGCATTCTGCCATGCTCTTTCTCAAATTCATTAAGAGCTGTTCTCTGGAGATCTGTAGAGACAGCAGCTAAGGCAGGTATAGGAGCTACCATGAATGCAACTGTGTGTGCAGAGGAATCAGCAAAGTACTGTAATGCAGCATTTGGATGATCCTTCATCAAGGTAACAATACCTCCAAGATATGTTCCTATAGCAGGTACAATATCGCCTTGTTCAGCTTGCTTAATAGCTTTGTCATTAATCGAATTAAGCTTATAGTTAGCAATATCTTTTGAGTATGTATTAACTAGCTTAGATAACTCCTCTTTGGTTTTATCAGCCTCGGATAAGTGAGACTCAAGCTTGGTAGCTGCCCACTTAATCGGAGCATATTGTGCAGGTGTAAAAGAATCTTTGAGTTGTTGCTCTTCAGGAGTGAGTTGTTGTTTGGATAACTCATTGGTTGCAGAATTAAGTTGTGCATAGGCTTTAAGATTTCCAGCAGCTTTTTCAAGTTCCAGGCGTTGGATTTCCTGTTGTAATTTACTTTGTGCAAGGAGTTTCTTTTCTATGTTGCGCACAGCAGCATAAGTCTCAGGACCAGCATCAAATTTTATTTTTGATTGGATTGCAGCTAATGGAGCATTTAAAACATTTAATCCAAAGTTTACTGCTCCAGTGCCTGCACCTAAAGCCAGGTTAGCTATCTGCCCAGGCGTATTCCCGTAGGAAGCAAGTGCGTTCTCTCTGTTTCTCTGAGAGGATTCACGCTGCATTTGATCAAAGCTTGCAGCTTCTTCATAGCGTTGTATGAACTGGTTCTCAGGTTCTGTCAAGGAAGGAATAACTTCTTTATTCTTTGTTTTACTATCTACAGTAGCTAAAAGTTTAAGCTTTTTTTCAAGCAGTATTCTATACTGCTCTTCCATTTTAGCTTGTGCTTTCTCAGCAGCAGTTTGTACCCGCAAGGAAGGTACATTTGTAAACTGCAATGGAGTAGGCAGATTGGTGAATCCAATCTGAGGCTGGAGAGAAGTAAACCCTCCATCCTCAGGAATGTTAGTGATATCTGTAGACATATATTACTCGAATAAAGGCTTTAGATTAGTATGCAGCACCAGGAACCATAGACATCCAGCCAGCATCTACCTCAATTGGTTTAGAAGGGGGAGTACTCCCAGGAGGATTAATAATAATTCCTCCCTGAGGAGGAGTTCTGTTATGTGCTCTATCTTGTAAGTTCTTTAAAAATTCATCAAGCTTATCTGGGGAATTTAGAGTATCTGGATTAAACCAAAATATATCAAGTCCTTCACCGGGGCGTATTGTTGCTTCAAGCATTTTAGCTATTGCAGGTAATCCACCATTATCTGTAATAATCTTTTTAATCTCTAGATCATCTGATAGAGCAGCAGCTTTAATGCGAACTAGCATTGCTTGGGTTTTTTGCTTTTCAGGGCCATCCTTCATAAGATTAGCTAAATCTGTTGCAGCACCCAAATCTTTGTTTACTTGGGTTTCTCTTACCTTTAAGTTAGTATCTTCTAACGATTTCTGTTGAACATTTAAACGATTCTGCTCAGTACGATAGTTTTCTATCGATTGCATTGGATTTTTATATCCAAGGTTTTCAAGGCTTTTAGCTAACTTTTGTACATCCTTTTCTCCAGCATCAATTAATTTTTTAACATTAATGTATTCATTATCCTTAAGAACTTTTTCACGAGCATCTTCAATAATTTTTTTATAAGTAACAGCATCAGCATCCAATTTTATATTACTATTAGTAGCTTCTTGGCGTAATTTTTTAATCTCTGCATTTGCCAGCTCAGTCATGCTGCCTGTAATACCTTCTTGAACTTTTCGTTTACGCTCAGTTTCATTCTGGGATTCAAGGAGTTTTAATTCAGCTTCAGCTTTATTAGCTTCTATCTGTTTAGGGGATAATTTTTCAGCAGTCTTAAGAGTAGCTTCATCTTCTGTAAGCTTTAGTCTATCTTGCCCTGTTTTCAATTTTTCCTGCTCTCTTTGAAGAGCAGCTTTTTCTGCATTTTGCTGAATAATAGCAGGAAGATTTCCTGATTTATCTGTATTAGCAGCTTCTCTAAGCTGTCTTTCAGTGGTTTTTTCTTTTCTGGAAAGCTTTCCTTCTTCAAAACTTTCCAGCTTAGTAGCTTCTTCTTCTGCCAAGATTTTGCCTAAAAGCTTATCTGTTAATGCTGCTTTGCCATACTTCTCTTTGTATGAGAAATCATCTAAAGCTTGCTGTTTTAATGCATCAGATCTGGCTTTTAATCCTTCAGCAACTGCTGTTGGGTTAAGGTATTGTTGTCCTTCTGCCCCAAGATTGGCATAAACAGTTTTTACTTTTTCCAGTTCTTCAGGAGTTTGAGCTGCAAGTAAATTAGCTTTTAGAACATCTTCTGCTCCTTTAGCTCTTCGGTTATGCTCTTCCTGCAGCAAGCCGGATATGCTCTTTGCTGCAGTACCAAACATGTTACCAGCTCTCATGAAGGTATCCACTGCTCCTGTCCCAGGGGCAGCTATATTATTCCATTGTAAAGGTCCAGGCATAGCTTATCTCCTTAACGAAGGCCAAGTTTATCAGCTGCAGCTTTTCCAGCTGCTTCAGCAGTACTTACTTTCCCTTGGGCAATTGCCCTCCTGTAAGCTCTATCAGATGCAGTATCTCTAGCGATCTGAGAAGCATTGTGAAGATTGGCTTCAGCTATCTTCTGTTGAAGATCAAATTGATCTCTAGCTAGATCCAATCCTTGTAAAGCAGTCCAAGCTTGAGCTAAATCTCCAACACCAGCAGCTCCTTTACTGAATGCTTCCCAGGTAGACATTCCAGGTGCTTCTGTTTTCATTCCAGTATTTTCAGGAAGAGCAGCAGTAGGAGTAGAAGTAGTTGGAACAGTAGACAACCCAGTTGTTACACCCCCGTTTCTACTGTAAAAGTTAGGGCCTGAATATGCTTGAGGGCCTTCTACTGGAGTTGGATTAAGCTGTGGATCAGCATTGATAGATGTTCTTACAATACTAGCAGGCTGCTGTTTCAATCCAATAAACCCATTAGTTACAGTTGGATTAGGAGAAGTACCGCCTATCAGTGCATTTCGATCTGAAACAGCAGAAAAATTATTTACTGCTGGGAAATTGCCAACTGAAACTTGACTTTGATCTTTGTTTAATCGATTAAAGCTGGAAACAGGAGAAGAAGGAGTAGAAGGTGCTCCAAACTCGTTTAATCGGTAATTTCCCATAAATTTATTAAAATCCAAGTGTTCAGATCCAACAGGCTTTAGACGTAAACCAGCGTCGGTAGACATAAAGTTTCCGATATTTCGAAAAGCCCTTCCTTGTTCGGCAGTAACTGCAGATGTTTTAGGCTTCATAATGCTCCTTAAATTACACGGTTAATGGATTCTAAATCCAATTTGGTTGAAAGAAAACTTGAACAGTAATTCCTACAGATGTTTGTACTGTTTGTATTAAGTGTTCTTGCAAAGAACTCATCCGGCGTATCTCTTGGTATTCTTGGTTTTTTGGTTAAGTAATATGGATCAAGATTATCGCTTGTATCAAACTCTTCATTTATGGCTTTAAGGTATTCTTCATAGTTTTTATATTCAGCTTGTTTATCTTTCCATTCTTCTTTTAATTTTTCCTGTTCTACCCCAGTATAGATAGTAATACCAGAAGATACTGCTGATATAGAAATTAGTATTTTATCTGCTAACTCAAGATCAGAAAAATTACCATCACCTGATGCTATAGTAACTGCTGCGTAAGCAATAATCAATACTGCTGCTTGTTCATCTGTTAAAACAAAGGTTTGAAGTATATGCTTAAATATTTCTCTTGTTACCCAAGAGATTAACATTTTTCCAAGTATTTTTACCCAGGTAGCATCTTTTGTATAAAACATCGCAATAATAGCTATTACTTGTATTACAAATTGAAGGAACTGAATAAAATTGGATGTTTCATACCATTCAAGATCTTCATAGCTGGCTGCAAATAAAACCAGGTGCATGCTTCTGTAAAGTAAAGCTTCAACAAGAGCAGGATTTTTAAAGTTTGCAACTAAAAAGTTTAGTGGTATTAAAAAGTTTGCTGTATCATCCAAATCAACTACTTGCCCAGACTCATGCCCATCAGCAGCAATAATGTAACATAAAGAACGTAATCCAAATACAGTGAGTTTATCACAAGAAGTAGGAGTTACTTGCCTCTTGAGAATAAGATTATTATTAATATATGTAATTGATACTCCAAACTCGTTTGGAGTGACAGTTTCAGATTCCAAGTTGATTGTTTTAGATACAGTTCCTACTGATCCAATAACTTCATCTACATGCTCTAATTTTATGTAGTTAAAGAATATAGAAACATTATAGCTACTTTCAGTAACTTTTACTAAGTGTACTGTTGAGCTTCTGTCTTCTGCAGTCAGAAAATATTCATAAGAAGATTGAGCCATTGCATAGTACAGCATGTAGAAATAGTAAAACAGATATTCAGATACAGCTTTATGATCAGTATGTGGATTTACTCCTAGAACCAGATAAGCTTCTGGTACACTCTCCATATCTTCTTCATCTTTCAAGGAATTTACAATCTGATCTAAATCCAGATTAAGCTTCCTAGCTGCAGCAACGCAAGATGCATAATAATCAGGAGTATCATCTGAGGTAGTATATATTCCCAATCTTTTAAAAGGTATTACTGGTAAATGCCTTGTTAAGTCTTCATTATCATAATCTCCTGTGGGAGACTCTACCATTTCAGGGTGTTCACTTGATTGACCAGCATAATCATAAGGGAACAGATAAGACAATATAAACCTGTTTCCTCCAGAATCCTGAACAGTAGCTTTCCATTGGTAGTGTACTTGAAATTCACTATCTGTAATGTCAGGTAAAGCAATATATTCGTATACTGGAGTATTAGGAGCAGTGTATCTTACAAGCTTTGCTCTGCAGTTTCCTGCAGCAATTTCTGCTTCAAGAAGAACATAAACATTTCCTGATATGGTTACTCTATCAGTATAATCCTCGTTTATCTGTAAATAAGATAATGCCCATTCATAGGGAGTAGGAGTAATAATACTGATTGGAGAAAAATTAACTGCTATTGGAAGTTGTGGGGTATAACTTTTTTCATCAAGAAAAGCTTCCACAATATCCTCAAACTCTTCTTCATGGATCGGAGGAGATTTAAATCCCATCTCCGGTAATCCAAAATAGTAATGCCTTTCGCCATACATAAGAAACTGGCGTAAAAGCATTGAAGGACCAGATATGGAAGCTAAACGGAGAGCAGAGGGAATGCTGGTATCATTCAATACAGCATTCAGCAATTCCCCCTGGAAATTTGAAATGGCAGGAATATCATCATCAGGTATTAAGCGATTTGCTAAAACAGAATAAGCATAAATCCTTTCAGCAGAGAATCCAAGTACTCCTGCTAAAGGTTTTAAGTCACTAAGGGCTTGATCTCTCGCTTGTTCGAGAGCTCTTGCCCAGCTGTCCAACATTTCGCTCAGAAAACTCATTCATACCTTATTTTATGTAGCACTCATTGTAAGCTCAGTAAAATCAGGAGAAGTAACATCAGCTTGTGACCACAGCTTCTCTACCATAGATTTTATCAGGCCATTAATCCCAACATCAGTAGAAGCAATTACTGTTTCCCCTGAAGTAGCAGCTACTGACCATATATCAACTAATGCCTGTAATGCGGATTGGGCTGCTTTATGTTTAAACCCGGCAGATTGACATTCGTACAGGGTTTTCTGTGCTCCAAGTATTCCACTAACGCTGCCAGTTGCAGAGGTTAATTGAGTTTGAGCCCACTCAGTAATGTATTTCTGGTTCATCAAGGTTGCTTCATAACCACTCTTGGTTATCTGGTTATCCAAAATATCCCCCTCTTTACCAGCATTAGCTACCTTCTCTGTCATCAGAAGAGTATTCTGTGCTTCAGTAAGCAACTGTTGCTCCAGCAAATCCTGTTGAGCCTGCTTGGTAGCAAGATCCTGAGCACTCTGTGCTTCCTGCAAAGCAAGCTCTACATCCAACTTAAGGAAGTTTACGGATTCACTAATAGCACTCTGAATAGCAGCCAGATAAACATTGGCATACTCTGCTCCAGTAATCCTGTTTGCATCGTACTGAGTACCAAGCTCAGTATCGATAGCATCCATTATTTTATCAAATACACCTGTACCAGATGTATTTGTAAAATCTGTTATGGATAATGGCATTTATTACTCCGCATCAATGGAACCACTCATTGCTTGTCTCTGAGCCAATTCATGCAACTGCTCAGGGGTTAGTGGGTCAAGTACTTCTATGCTGTAAGCAGAAACCATTTTGGCTTTCTTTAAAGCTTTATCCTGCTGATTACCAGCAGCAACAAATACAGTACATTTCTTTTCTTTCAACACATCCAGTAAACACTGTTCAATGTGCCAGCCATCGGGAGCATTATAAGGAATATACCGTTTAATTGTACCCAGGGAAGTTGAACCAACAGAAAGAAGTTCTCCAGGCCAGTCTTTCTTGTTTGGGTCCATTGAAGTAACGCGAACTCTGACAAGTTTTTTGGCATCTTTCAAGCGTTGTTTAATTTTATCTTCCTCAGTGGCAGGCTTGGGCATTGGCATTTTATCAATGTCGATTAAAGGCATTTTTCTGAGCTTTTCAATAGCAGGATCTGTTTTTCCTTCCAGGTAGTTTTGGATTTTAGCTCTCAATCTGGGTTCTCCCAGATGGTGAGAATATTCTACACCGTGTTGATCTGCAAATGCTCTCAATTGATCAAGATTCATACTTTCTAATTCTGGATTCGAAGCCATAATGTTTATTGTTTTTAAAGATTAAAGGGGGTTGGTATTATCCAACCCCCAGGATCACTTAATCAGATTACAGTCTTGCAACCGTCTTAAGCAGGGCAATCCTTTCAGGACGCAGGATCATGATTCCATAATACCACTTGATGGAATAGAATCCAGTTTCACCGTAAGGATCAGAAGAAGAGTAATTATCTTCCGGTTTAACATGCTTGATCTTAAACTTGACGTTTTTCCCGTCAGTCTGGAAACCAACATGAGTGAAGGCACCATCACCTACTACCAGCATCGGGAATACATCGTATTTAGGACTGCCAGAAGAATTATTACTCCAGCGGTACGTAGCATAAGCAGCTGAAACAGAAGCACCTGAAGCAGCCCAGTGCATCATTTCAGGGTGTACAATAAAACGGAAGTTATCAATTGCACCGAATTCTCCATTGGCTACCTGCCCAGCTTCAGCATACTGTGCTACAGGAACGAATGCTTTAGCAGATTGATAATCAGTCATCCGCATTACGGAAGGCTGAAGTTCACTACCAATAAAGATATAACGAGCAGCATTGATAACTTTGGTATCGATCATACGAGAACCAGAAATAATCTTCGTGCTTTTGGGGCAGCGATTATTATCCAGCTCAATAGCAAGTTTTACCAGATCATCGTAAGCTACTTCATCTGCAGTGGATTCACCAGAAACCGTAGCAGTAGAGGTAGCATTACCTGCATAACGAACTACACCAGCACCATTAATCAAGTCAATCTGCAACTGATCTTCAGTAATTTCATTAGCAGCTTTCAGACATTCTGAAGTAATGTGGCTGAGTAATTCAGAATCCGTATCAAAATCCAGAGATTCCTGGGTATATTCGTCAAAGAAACCGAACTTGGCAACAGTGCCTTCCAGGTTGATACGGGTCATACCTACGCGGTTTACTCTTCCACCACTTTCCGTCAAGGTAGGCAGTTTACCAGTAATATAACCAATGTCTTTACTGGAACCATACAGGTTTCCACCTTTGGGGATAGCAGCAGCTTCACTTACAGTCCAGTCTACGCCGGAAGCGATAACCAGTGCTTTCACTTCAGCATAGGTATCGTAACCAGATGAACCAGGATTGTAACCACGCAGTTTACAAATGATTGCATGTGCCTGATACCTTGCCTGAGTAAGAGCAGCAGAAGAATCTGCACCTACACCATTGGCATAGTAGACTTCACCATCAGCAGTAGTAATAGTGATGGTTACGTCATTGGCAGTATAAGCACCAGAAGCATCCAAACCCTGGTCAGCAATGTTTCTGTCATCCAGGATAGGCATGTAATGGTAGCGTTTAATGGTTTTGCCCATGTTCTTCCTTGTGTTCACCGAGATTCGCTACTATCTCAGCCGTCCTAAAGGACTGCTGCATGTTTCCATGCAGAGCAGACTATATCATCACCCTTAAAGGGTGCTAGGCACTTCCACCGTCAATCGCTTACGGTGTACTCCCTTGTGGGATAGTCGTTGCTCCTTATTTACCATGCCGGAATGTGTATCCATCATTAGAAGCTTTTAATTCAAGCTTATCAAGTATAACTTTAGCTTCTTGGATTGTGGGAGCAGATCCACCATACACACGTTTTTTATTGATGTATTTACGTACTATATAGCAATCTGCTGTTTTATTCCAGCTGATACCAGTATACCCAGAAGTATTATTTTTAGCTTTACGACTATTTCTACAGTTAACTGCCTGTGAAACAACACGTAAATTTCTTCTAGTATCATCGGTATCATTACCATTAATATGATCTATAACTTTATTATCTGGAATTGTAATTCCCCGTAATAATGTTATCAGATGAGCATAAGATACAGTAGTACGAGTACCGGGTATATGGATACCCTTATAACCATAAGAACAAAGTTTATATGGTTTTACTATATCATGCTTCTTATACATAGATCTCCAACCATCAGTTTTTCTACGAATAGTGATATCATCACTATCCAAGTAAAAATTATCAAGTAGAATATCTTTGTATTTATTAACTGTTAACATTTTTATTAATGGTAATAAGTAAATCTTGGATCAGGATTGTCTTCAGCTTAACCTGTTAAGAGTTTCCCTGAGTTCACCTAGTTTGCAATTAGAATTTCTTCTAAATGGCCCTCGAATTAAGGCATTGCAGTCACATCAGCCAGCTGGCTGAAGTATGACTCCTTAGGCAGTTCAACAAGAGCTTTCTTTACATAATAATCAGTACGAAACTGAGTACCAACACTCGAAGCAGTAGTACCGGGAGTGTTATATTTTTGCATATCACCTGCAGCCATGATTTATCTCCTAATCAGGTAACACCAGCTTAGCAAACTCCTCATCTGACATAGCCAGAGGATTGTAATCTGGCGTTGTATTTTTTGGTGTAGCTCCCTTAGGGGGAGCCAAAGATTTTTTCTTTTGTGCAAGCTCAGAATCACTTGGCTTTGGTTTGGATGGTGCTTGTGCTTTAGGGGTTACTCCAGTGGAGGGTGGATTCTGTTTTTGCCCAAACAGTCTATTCCCTATCATATCGTAAGCATCCAAATCAGATACACCATTAAGTTTTCCAAGCATTCTTTCTTTCTCAACTACGCTCATCACTTGGTCAAACACCCCAGAAGCAATCTGATCATTAAGCAGTTTGATTGCACTGGGATTCTGGCTTACAAGAAATGTGCGACTCTTTTCATCCCACATATTACCAACAACCTGTAGAGTTTTGGCATAGGAATCAGTGTGCCGAATAGAATCCAACACTTGATCCAACTCTACCTCCTGATCGGTGGTAGTGTATGTGTTTGGTACGTAATTAACGGGTTTTTCAGGATCATACGTATCCAGATTAAAATCACTTTCCTTAATGAGGGTTTTGATTGCTTCTGGATTTTTCTTACTTAAATCAATTAAGTAATTCAGTCTGGCTTCATCAAGCAGCCCATTCTTTTCAAGAGTTTTGAGTAATCTCAGATTCGGTTTGAGAGCAGACATCTTTTTAGAATAGTCTACTCCCATTTGCATTAGGGAAATTGCTTCATCAACATTATCAACTTTCATTTCCCTTCCGCTTGCTTTAAAGGGCTTTAAAAGCTTTTCATACTCAACCCTATAGTCTACCCCTGGTTTTTCTTCGGGAACGTCTACAGGCTCTTTAACATCATCAGAACTCGGTGTTTCTTCAGGAGTTTTTTCTACAGTAGTTTCTGCTACTGCAGTATCTTCTTTTTCTTCTTTACTTTCTTCCGTTCCAGCTTCAGTAGTATCCTCAACTGTTTTTCCTGCATCCTTCTCATCTTTCTGATCCGTTTCAGTATCCTCCGGTTCCTCAGTCTTCTCTGGAAGATCCACAGGTTCATCTGGCAGGCTACTCCAATCGAATGCAAGAAGTTCTTCATCTGTCATTTCCAGAGGAGACTTAAGTTCTGTTGTCATATTCCCCCTTAATTACTAGAAAGATCTTCAGCAAGAATCTCTTCTCTGGTTGTTTGATGTTGCTCTTTATCTCTAGCAGCCATATAACCCATTTGCAGAACACCCGCTACATACTGCCAGAAATAGCTAACACCCAGAATTCTCCGATCAAGATCTGCCTGTTTTTCGGGGTCTTGAAAAGATGGATCAGCTTTCAATAAAACCAATCGTGCTGCTTCTTCCTCAAAGTAACCTTTTTCAATGAGCTTTTTAAACAGTGGGTCTTGAATAAACTTTCTCATCTCTTCGGATCGAAGGATAGCTTTCTCTGCTCTTTCAATTGCAGCATCAATTTGCTCAAGACTTTGCTGTGTATTATTCATAATTATCCTAATTGATTTTTAGACATGGCGAACATTCCCTTGGCAGCTTCCTGATCCAACTTAGATAACCGATCATGTTCTTTCTGTTCCATTGTTCTCTGGTGGGCAATACCAGACTCATTAGCCAGATACTCAAGATCTTGTTTATCTGCAGTTGATTCCAGATTTCTGCTCTTGGAAAGTTCAGTTTGAGTTTTAGCTGCTTTCAATTGAATGTCAGCAGCATTTTCCTGTCCTTTAGCTCGCTCATTAAATACTTGAGCTTCCAGCAGTGCAAGCTCAAGCTGTGCTTTCTGCTGTACTAAAGGATCTGCTTGCGGCTCATATGCCGCAATCATCTGAGCCAATCTAGGCATCTTACGAAGCTTGAATAGATCACCCAGAATCATTTTGGTCATTCCAATATCCATGTTATTTCCAATAGTTTGAAGCATGAAAGCCAGCTCTTCCGCCTTCTGGTTGTCAGCTTCTGCTGTAGAAATAGTTAATAAAATATCGTAATGCCCGGTTAAATCATCTCTGCGTATAGTGACAAATTGCTCATTGGTTACTCTGACAACTTCTTCTTCAGAAAGAAATACACAATTCATTGCCATGATCTTTCTACCAACTTGCTTAATACCTTCTGCCAATCTTCTTAAAATACCAAGTTCTCTCTTGGAGGTAGCATCTAATGCAGAACGTATTCCAGTAGCAGTTCTACCAAGGGCTTCACCAGAAATACCACTATGGAATGCTTTTACTCCAGTTAATGCTTCAGCATCCATATTCTGCTGATTAATCATATACTCAGCAGAGGTAGGTATCTGTTCAAAGGTGTGTACGTAGAAGGCTGTTCTTGGATCAGTTCCAGGATTAAATTCATAATCCTGCCCTTTATCAAATCTCCTCCAGTTGGTTGGATCAAGAACATTCTTCAGTACACCTCTCTGTCCATTGGCAGATCTACCCATAATATCGATCATACCTCTGGTAACAGCACCAATAATACTCTGATTTTCAATTAACAGTTCTCCATCTGGTTCTCCCCAGGGAGACTTTCTTACAGGCAGATAGGAAACGAATACAAATGGAAATTTATTATCAGGCATTGGATTCTCTTCCATTCGTACAACAGTGTTACCAACGAAGGAAGCAATAATAGGTTTTACAATACCTGAACCATCAATATCCCAGTATCCCCAGTACTCGTTTAACCAAAACTTTTTACGTGGTTTATCTTTAAACTTGAAATCAGGCTGTTCTTCTTCTGTCAAATCATCAGGCGCAGTATAAATACTGGAATCTTCCAGATTGATATTATCAAGGTTTTTATATCTGCCGTCTTTCTTCATTTCAGACATATTGGTTTCAACACTGTAAATGAGGAACTGTGCTTTATCAATATCTCCTTCACAGGTTGGATCAATGAGGATTCTCTTGTAATGGCAGATTTCAACGGTAGGATGATTTGCTATAATAACCTTTTGTTTTTCAGTGGTAGTACCTGTCTGGATTTCTTCATTGGTTATTGGATCAATATCCATGATAGGAACTTCTACTTCTTTGATAGTTTCTTCGTATTTCCAACCAACCCGGATAACAGCAGTACCCTCATCTACTGCAGTTCTTACAAATTCATCAATAAAAGCTACTTTATTTATTTTAGAGTTAAATTGATAATTTAGAACCAAACCAGCTTGGTCAGCAGCTTCTTTATCTTCTGCTGTTTCAGGTGCAGTATTAAATAAATCGTCGGTACTAAGGAAGGGTTCTGATAAAGCAGCATATCTCCACTCAGCCTGTTTTCTGATTAATCTTGGCTGTACGCTGGATCGATTAGCTTGTTTTTTTACTTTAGCTGAACCAGTAATGTTTAAGTGGTCTAACCAACGTTCAACATTGTTTACATGATCCACATAGAAAGTCTTAGCTTCCCTCAAATCACGCTTCAGATCCGTAATCTTTGGTTCATTCTTCCATTTGGTTAGAGGCTTACTCTCAACTACTTTGGAAAAATCAGTTAAATCTTCAACCATGTTTACCTTTTATAAAAGAGAAACCAAGCTTGCATCTGAAGAAGCTACAGTAATTTCACCAACATAAAACTTCTGATCATCACTATCGGTATAGTAAACTTTATATGTATTAGCAAGTAATACAATAGAAGTACCGGGAGTAACTGTTGCTTTAGTCCATTTAAGTACAGTACCTGAAGTTTTATCAGCTACAAATTCCAAAGTACCCGTAGTAACCGAAGTACCCTGAGGATTGGTAATGGCTGTAGTGATAGTTGGCATTTAATCCTTAATTAATAGTAATAACAATGTATATTACATTTACAATATAATTTCTTTATTGTAAATAGACATTATTATTAATAATAAATTATTCTGATTTAGAAGATAATTTACTTAATAATTCTTCTTCTCTTTTAGCTCCAAGCTCTAGTGCCTGGATAATTACGATTAATTCTTTTAATCTTGTTTCCAATTCAAACATTCTGGATTTGGTATTCAGAAGCTCAAGTTGATATCTTTGTAATTCTTGTTGTAGTTTCATAATTAAAATTGCTGTCTAAGAACCCAATCAAAAGAGGTAACTACATAAGGAGATCCAGAAACATAAGTTAAATTTCCTCCAACAGGAAAACAATGTATGCATATATATAAATCCGATCCAACAACCATAGGAACAGCTGAAATACCTATATCACTTGTGGAAATTGTTGGTGCATCCCCATAAATAGTTTTAACTTCTGCCATTGCTGTATAGCCAACTCGACTATTAGCAGTAAGCTGGCTAGAAACATTAACTCCTGTATCAAACATGTATGAACCCCCAATTCTTGTTAAAACCGATACAAGTACACCTTCGTAATCATAAGTTGCAAGCCCATATAATTGAATACTTACACTAGATACAGTTCCATTAGCAACTAAGTTTGAACGAATAGCTTCAACATTGGTTCCAGTCCACTTCAAATAGTTAGTACCATCTCCAATATTAAACTTATACCCAGAATCGTATCCAAGAAAGAAACCCGCATCAGTATCTGCATAGCTTGTTTTACCATCTGAGTAAATTTTACCTGAAGAACCAATAACAATAGCATCTGAAACAGATAAGCTTCCACCAGTAATGGTACATGCAGATAAATTACCTTTAACAGTTAAAGCTGACCCATTCCATCTAAGGTAATTAGACCCATCCCCAATATCCAACTTATAAGCTGATCCACTATAACCAAGAAAGAAACCAGCACTGGCATCTTCATAATCATCTTTGCCTGAACTATGAATATTCCCGTATGTTCCAACGATTACAGCACCAGCTGCTACACTTCCTCCGCTTAAAGTAGAACCAGAAATATTACCTTTAAATACTGCACTACCTGTACTTGGATTAATATCCACAGTAAGATTACCTGATCCATCATAAGCCTGAAATCCTTGTGCTGAACCAAGGATTAAACCTGCTGTTGCTGGATCAGAGGGAGTTACCTGATCCCCAGGATTATCTCCCACGTATAATGCTCCCCCAGATTCAATCTGAATCTTAAGAGCAAACAGATCTGCTACATTAATCTTTTCAGCAGTAATACCTTCAGGTTCGATTAATACAGCAGCTCCATGCCTACAGATAATATTGCTAAAGGTAATATTACTGGTAACAGCTCCTGTTTTTAATCTGATAAAACCTTTAACTGCATCAGCAGGTGCAGTAACATATGCTTCAACATTTACTGGATTAGCTGGAGCTGAGCTGTCAGCATTGGTTCCGGTATAGCCAGAAGTTAATTCATTATCTGAACTATCCAGAAAGACCAGTAAGAATCCTTTATCAGCATACCCAGCAGCAGAACTCCAATCCAATGTTACACAAACATAAAACTTATCGCCTTCTACACAATCAAACTGTAAATCATTATCTGCAGAAGTGTTAGCACCAAATACAGCATAGCCATCTGCTCCAGGAGTGATAGGAGGTACTGCTCCAAAATCCCAATTGAGAAACTCACCAGCATCAGAATCATAAAGAGTAAAAGTATGATTATGCACTAAGTTAGTTAAATCCAATACAGCTAGCTTACTTGCTACAATAGCATTAGCAGCAATCTTATCCTGTACAATAGCTCCATTAGCTATCTGTTGCGCTTGAATAGCTCCTGCTTCAATAAGCTGTCCTACATTGGTTTCACTAACTTTAATGGAGTGGTATGGTCCTACTGGGCCTGTAATGGAAGATAACTGGTTGCTGGTATCCTGTACTATAAATTTAAAGTAATAATCTGTAGTATCATCAGTTTGATATGTGAATGTTTCAGCATATCCAGTATAAACTCTGTTATCAGCAGCAGGAGTAAACCCTGAATCAGTATCAGCGTATACGTGGATTAGAGGGGTGGATACTCCTGCGGGGTTCTCCCAGCGAAGAACAATTGCTTTCAGAGTACTGGAACCAGTAACACTATCTGCACTAATAGCTTGTACTGCAGCAGGAGTAACTGTAATTGTAGCAGAAGCATATCCAGGAGCAAGCTGATTGGAGTTTACTGCAGAATAAGCACGTATTTCTACGTAGTATGTCTCATTTACTTCTACAGGACCAATTCGAAAGAATTCTTCAGTGGTTTCCATTACAGAAGTTTGAGAAGCATTCTTGTAATAAGAAACTCTGTATTTAACTGGATTACCCGAAGCACTTGTAGAAGCATCCCAGGTAGCATCAATGAAATATTTCGGTATGCTTTGGGTTTCATCAACATAAATCTCTACTGCAAGATTCTGTGGAGTGGTTGGAGTATCCTCTGAATCGTAATTCACTACGAGATAAGAACCAGCAGCTTGATATGTACTCGCAAGGCTTGCAATAGCAGCATCAATGTAAGAAGTGATACTATCAGGAGGAGTTACTGCAGAATCGATGAGTAATTGATTAAGAGTTGTACTGGAACCTGTCTCCACTAGAATTCTTCCAAGATAAATAGCTGGATTAGAGGAATCCTCATACCATACGCCGTATCTTCCGTTCTGGAGAGTAATACTGTATAAACCATCTGAAGAAACCAAAGCAGAAGCTTTAGTTCCTTCAAGCACAGTATCATTAGTAGTTACTGCAATGAATACAAGATAACCTGAACCCAATGCAGTACCATCTGGTTTAACCAGAGTTCCAGTAAGTATCCTGCTCATGTTGTAATTCCTATCAGTTGAAAGTGCGGATAATCTTTAATACTAAGCCATTCACCTCCCCACTCAAGATCAATACCTAGATCCTCTGCAGCCTGCAGTACTCTACCAGCCATATGTTTAAATTCTCCAATATCATTCCAGGGAATTCCATTATTTATCCAGGGAGCAAGATCTATGGCAAGTGAATAAGGCTTGTTTTCAAACATGTTGTTATGTTTACTTTTAGGCCAGGATACCGTTGATTTACCAGTTTGAAAAGCAACTATTTGAGATTCTTTGTCTCTCCAACCACAAACAACAGTAATATCATATGTTTTGATTACTTTCCTTGCTACCAATTGAATCAAGGGATGACAAGTATTTAAACGAGCTATGGATGTTCTACCGAACTCAGGCATACTGTACCTCAAGAAATTGTTTTAAATGATCCCAGCACTCTCCTTCAAGCATTTCCTTGGAAGTCCATTGGGTATAAGCGAAATCATAGCCCCACTGAGTTCTATCAGGAATATGCTGATATTCCCATGAAGGAAGAGTATGAGTAGTTACACCCCAAACCATCGAACCAGGATGGCATGAGATAGTTGGTTTACCCTGCATAATTGCCTCAACACCAGCTGAAGAACTGTAAGTTACAACACAGAAAGCATTACTAATCTGTTCAATCAAATCATCTGCTCTATCCAACCAGGTAACACTAGGCCCAGGGTGTGGTCTATATACCACAGGTATATGTCTTTGGGTAAAGTAAAGCATTGTATCTTTTGCCCATTGTTCAATATCGCAACCAAAAAGAGCAGAATCTCCAGGCATCTGACCCAACACAAGAACATAATGCCCACGTAAACTCCAGGGTTTTATCTTGTAGGCATGGTATTTCTCCCAACGATCAGAAGGCATGGATTGGTTACAAAATTCAGCTAAACCATTAAGGTTATTAAAGCCAGCCATAGCCCATTTGCTTCTATTGGGAGTAAATCCCCTTTCGATTATTACTACTGGAATTTTATGTTTAATATACCAATCATAAAGAAGTTTATCTCTAGTATTCCATAATACTCCTAATTCTCCTTGCATTGGAGGACTGTGAACAGATACATAATTTACTTTAATACCATGTTTCTTTAGTCCTTCACCAAAATGACTAAGCCAGTAACCAGTAGCTACCCTATCATCGGTTAAAGTAAATTTGCTTAAATAAACATTAGCTGTTAATTGCATTTATTACCTGTAATTATTCTTCACATTTGGATGCTAGAAAGGCTGGTTTACCAAACTTACTCACAGCTTCATAATATAACGAAGCTCTGCGTTTTCGCAGTTTGGTTAACCATGCCCAGGAACTCTGGGAATCAATGATAGCATTCATATTATCCAGAAATACCTTATCTGCTTTCTTACGGTCTTCTTCAGTAACGCCTATCTGATACATGTAATCATGGATATCTGCTGCTTCACTGACATCCAAACCCCAGATAGTATCAGGGAATAAGAAACCATATCCTTTTGGTCCTACTCCATTACAGATTTCCTTTTTAGTTTCTGGATCTAAAGACCAGTAAGACTCAGGAGCTTTCAGTATGCCTTGATATTTCATATTACTCTCCTATTTAAAGAATTGTTTTAAATGTTCCCAAGCATCCCCATGTAGAAATTCTTCTACAGTCCACTGAGAATAGGCAAGGCTGTATCTCCATTGGGTTCTATCTGGCATGTGTTGGTTAAGACAGTCATTCAATGTATGTTCTGTAATATTCCATACCATTGAGCCAGGATGCATAGATATAGTTGGCTTACCTCTAAGTATGGATTGTACCCCAGCTGAACTGTTATAAGTAACTACACAGAATGCATTATCAATAGCCTCATATAAGCCAGGAGGAATATCCATCTTTACCAGTACTTCCCCAGGATGGGGTCTGTACATGAAAGGAATCTTGTTATCAACAAAGAACTTTTTACAAGTATTCACCCAGTTTTCTACATCTAATCCATACAAAGCACTATCTCCCTGTACTTGCCCGAGCAGAAGAACATACTGTCCTTTCAGGTTCCAGTGTTGCATCATACCAGTAAAGTATTTCTCCCATCTATCTGAAGGGGAATTTTCATTGCAAAAATTAGCCAATCCATTTAATCCATTATAACCAGCCATACTCCACTTGCTTCTATTAGGAATAAACCCCCGTTCAATACAGATAAAAGGAATATTATTATCTCTACAGAAGTTAATAATAGGAATATCTCTTACACCCCATAGTACAGCAAGGTCACATTTCATTGGATCAGTTCCTCTAAGAGGGACTATTTTAGTACTGGATATTCCCTGCCTGTTCATTCCCTTGATAAAGGAGCAAATCCAAGCACTGATTCCATATTGGAAATCCAATGTATTCTTAAGCGCATAAGCAACCACCTGGAAATTATTAAACATAATATTTAATCAATAATACAATCATTAAAGAAATACATTCCAGATTTACGAAAGAAATCCCTATCCAAGGTAGAAGCTTTCTTAATGTATTCTGATACAGAATGATTATATTTAAATCCATAATCTGTAAAAACTTTAATCCAATAAGAAGGAAGTTGGGGATTTACATGACACTTTGGGCGTGGATTATCTGATGCTGTAAGAATGACTCTTCTGCAATGTTGAAAAGAATTCATGAAGTTAGGAATATATTTTTCTTCAACATGTTCCAGGAATTCAACAGACCACCCAAAATCATAATAAATATCCTGATGATCCAAAGGACCAGTTGTGTAATCATGGATTATACAGGGAGCAACTCTATCCAGAGTAAAGTCACCATCAACCCCTATAGCTTTAATTCCTTTATTTAAAGCATATTCAACTATTCCTCCAGGCCCACAACCAATATCCAGTAAACTATTCACAGTAAATTTAGTAATCATGAAATTAAAGACTCCTTCATCAATATGAGTCTTATTTCCATGTCCTCCCAGGTGTGAAGGAAGTATTAATTTAGACATTATAAAGTTTTAATTATTTTGTTGTATTCTTGGGAACTTGAGAATCAAACCAAAGCATATGTCTTTTCTCCCTAAGTACTTCATAATTTTGATTCTGTATTTCCTTATACCAAGAAGTATACTTATCTCCCAGGAGTTTTTGGTAGTATCCTTCCAATCTACAAGATTTTAGTACAGTAGGTGTATACGTAACTCCCCAATGCCACCAATCTAATTCCTGATCCAATAACCAAATATTTAATACCTGCCCTAAATCCAAATAAAAAACATCCGGATATTTAAGGCTTAAATAATACGTTAACCAATAAGAGAGTGAGCCTGCTCTAAATAATACTATTGCAGGTTTATTCACCTTTTCAAGAATTTCCTCAATTTTCTTCAAAATATCATAACGATATTTAGATGCAAATATAAGAGGTATTTCAATGTGCGTAAACCCGGATAAATTCCATCTTTCGCCAAGTATAGACAATACATCTGATCCAACAACTACAGTATGCATGCGTTGACAGATCCTAGGTAAGACAGCTATTTCCCCAGAAATAGCCATACTTTTATACATCCGGCTGTCATACAGCGTAAGATCTTTATTTTTAATAGCTGCTCTGAGTGTACTGATGTATGTTTCTGCTCGATGAGTCACCAGCTTTTCTGGATCAGAATGATAATCCAATAAACCAACGCTAAGAAACATGTTAGGCAATCTAGAAACATTCTCCAATGAATTCATTATTTCCTGGATAAATCCAGGTACTCCCATACCATGTATTCCCATCATGCAGACAGTATCGTTTGGTTCTCCCTGTGCGGCTAACCAGAATCCATGCGTAAGTCTTGGAAAAGCAAAAGGTTTTCTATCTTTTAAGCATTTAAGGAAATACCTGGAATTAGGATAATAAATTTTAATGTCTTTTGTTAAAGGGATAATCTGAATATATGGACAACTAATAGCTTTTTTCCGGTTATTACAAACAGTCATTATTCACCTTTTGCTTAAATTAATTTTTACCTTTTGTCTTTACCGAGAATTCATTCATAATATCGTTTATAATTGGTATAAAATCTTGCTTGTGTATTAACTTTTCGTTCAAATATATCATGTTATCCCAATCAAACTTGTCTCTGCGAGGATCTTGGTTTAATCTATCCCAATCCATATCCTCTGATACAAAACCATTCAGCTTAGCCCAATCCCATATCTTGGTTCCAGGTATAGGAGTTAAAATATAGAATCCCATTATTCTGAAATAGGCTTTATTCTTTCTTAGGAAGAAAATTGTTTTATTAATATCCTCCTTTGTTTCTCCGGGAGTTCCAAAAACAAAAGAACCTCCTACTGGTAATCCAACTTCAGCACAGTAATCAATTGCATTCTGGTGATCTTTTACAGTAACAGAACCCCCCTTCAAGTAATGAAGCAATCTTTCAGATCCAGTTTCTGCTCCAAATCTGACAGAGGTAAACCCCATGTTTTTCATAATAGAGCATATTTCAGGAGTAAGCAGATTGGATCTAACAAAGCCATGAAACTTTAATCCAGACACAGCATTAGCAATTCTTTTCAATCTTTTCACATCAGCAATAAACAGGTCATCATGAAATAAAATACTTTCAGCATTACTCAGCGAATGTATTTCATTGATTACATAATCTGATGAGAATTTACGGTATCTTCCCCAATGTTTAGTTGATGCACAAAAGACACACTTGTACGGGCATCCCCGTGAAGTAAACATAGGAACATCAACTTTAGGGCTATCAACCTTTCTGCGTGGGCGTGGAAGACTATCTAGATCTTTTATTAAAGGTCTTGCTGGATTAATGCCGTAATCATGGGAAACAATTCCAAGTGTATTCTTTAAATCCCAGCTTGATACTAGCTCCAGGAAGGTTTGTTCTCCTTCGCCTACTACTCCAACATCAAATACAGAAGGGAGTGTTTGAGGTAAAGCAGTAATATGATATCCACCTAGAACAGTCTTAGCTCCAATTTCCTTAGCTGCTTTAGCTATCTGAATGCTGCTCTTGAAGGCAGTACTGGTAGCGGATATTCCAACGATATCCGGATTGAATATAAACAATTCATTCAGATTATCAAAGATTTCACATTCTACAGATGGGCTATGTAAACCAAGGTAAGAAGCCAGATATCCTAAACCAAGAGGATAGTGTACATCCCCGTCTTCTTTTAAAGGATCTCTGGCTCTTATTAAAGCTACTTTCATTTGAGAATGAAAAGTTTATTTAACCACATCTTTAAAAACAGAGAATCTATCAATAACTTTAAAGATCTTCTGAGCAACTTCACTCTTGTTAAGTTTTTCGTATCCACTCTCAAACTTAGCTATTGCATTATCATCTGCTTCTGTTTTAGTAAGTTTTGTGAATGGTTTAGCAATCTTAATGAAGAGTGAAGATATTACATTTAATCCAGCAATTATTGTAGATAATCCAATAACAGCAGTAGAAACGGTTGGATTAGCCATAATTAATCCAATAATAAACTCTTCCATAAAACCTCCTTAATCTTCTATAATGGGGAACAATAAATTCTGCAAACGAAATACACCTGCATGGGTTAAGGATTCAACTGCATCCTGGGAATGGTCTTTATCTATTGCTGCTGCTTTCAACAAACCAAAGATACCTGCCTCAACCACTTCATGAAATGCAGATTCTTTGATTTTACGTACTACATCAGTAGCTTCACTAAAATCAGTGGTTAGTGTTAATGTAACCAACATGGAAGGGTATTCTATGATGTAGTGAGCCCAAGCCCCATCCAACTCCTCCTCTTCAAATACCCAATAAAAATCATTAAGATTTAAAAGAGCAATCCATTTACAACATTCTTTCTCAAACAATTCAAGCTCTGCGGATTTAGTTTTCATAATTAATCTGCTTTATAAATTCTGATGTTAATATCATTGCGAGCATAGTAAAACTCTAACCACCAAGCCCCAAGTGGTCTTGGTCCCATCCCAAGTTCAGCAGTAAAGCCTGATTTACCTGTTTTGTATTCATCTTTGTAGGTAGGAGTTTTGACATACCAGCCAGTTCTTCTTTTAAGCTTTCCTGCATCATTTACATAAAGCTTTATATATTCCTGTATCCAGGAGCGGTGTACATGGCCTGAAAGCATTATATCAGCTGAATCAATATAAACTCTCTGCCGGTTGGATTGGATCATATCCTCGGTTACAGGACCACCAGAACCATAACCATGAGTAAACCAGAGTACTTTACTTACTCTCTGTGTATTACTGATTACGAACATAAATCTTACTGCACCACTGTAACCCAACACAGGAACCCCAAGCTTTTCTCCTAAACGCTTTGTAAGATCAATTTCATGTTTATGGAGAATACTTGTTTCATGGTTTCCTGTACCCAAGCAAAGAAAGTTCTCTTTATAAGGCCCATAAAAAGAATCTGCTTCTCGAATAAGAGAATCGAAATAATCACTTACCTGATTCTCAGGTCTTAGTTTGGATTTATCTGCACGTTTATCATATTTTCCCTGCATACAGCAGAACAAATCACCACAATCGATAATACCAGCATTAACTTCTTTTACTTCATCAAGGTGTCTTTTCTCCAGTTTCCTAGCGCAATCAGGGTTATCATGATGTCTATCAGCGGATAAAAGGAATCTTTGTGACCAACCTGCTCTTACATTCTTAAACCAAACAGTTAATACATTTTCATCTGTTAATTCACTTTCGAAAATACCAGGCATAAGCAGTACCTTTCGATTAAGGTTTTTTCTGACAACTATTATCCAGCTTCTCAATAGCTCGATTAAGTGTTTCCATAGCCATGATGAAATTCTCCTGTATAACCTGTTGCTTAGCAAGCA